GAGACCTCTCTCCCCTGCCATATGAAATCAAGTAAAACCGGAGTTTTCGCGCTCCGGTTTTTTGATGCACATTTTAGATTTAGCTGTTTGGTGACCATTTGGTGACCACTTTATGAAATTAGTATCTCTATTATTATTTTTGCCCCGTCCATCAATCCTCTGCGATAAAATAATTCGCTTAGGTATTGACTTTAATTCAATTTAGGTATATACTTATATTAAAGAAAGGAGTTGACGAGAAATGACAACTAAGGAAAAATGGGAGTTAAGAGCAAAGAGATTAGAACTAAGCATGGAGGCAATCTGCATCACAGCAGACCCAGACTATGAGGCCAAGGTGGCCGCGATCGATGCGGAGATAGAAAGAATCACGGAGATTTTAGGAGAGATGCCCAGTGACTAAGAAGCAGTCAGTAGGACGGCCCCCAATGGGGCCCGACGAAAAGAGAAAGCCCCGCAGTGTCAAAATGTCAGATGCTGAGTGGGAGGAGATACAAAAGCGGGCCGCAAAGTTAGGGATTACAGCAAGTGAATATATCCGGCTTAGAACATTAGTAGCCGGGGACTAAGCCCCGGCCCTCTTTCTACTTAAAATACCCGATAATCTTATCTTTGATCGCTTCCACGCCGAACTTCGCAGTAATAATTCCCGTTACGATAACGAACAAAGGCATATACGATGGGTCGAGATAGGCAAGCACCGCCACGATCAGCAGACTGCCGATATAAGGCAGAATTGCCGTCTGTAAAAAGCGGGGGGCCTCTCTAATGTCAAACTCGCCTTTGATAAAGGCGAATAGCCAGCCCAAAAGAGTGTCGCCAATGATAGCAATCGAGCATATCTGAATACCTGTTAGTATCTCCATACTATTTACCCTCCGTTCGCTCTGCCATCCGTTGCATCAACATCCAAAACAGGTACTGAGGAGTGGGGGCCGCCAGCTTTTCCTCTTTACCCCAGTCCGCAGCATTTAGCACCAGGCCCTTCTTCTCCAGATAGGCCAGGGCGTCTCTGCCTCCATCAATCATCCACTTATCAAGTGCCACGTCAATCACTCCTTTCGCCAGGTACTGCAGTATACCGCTGGCAATACCCTGAGCAATCTGTTTCAGTTTGTCAGCTGATCTTAAAAATGCCGCGTCAGTTGTGGAATCAATAAAGCCGCATTCGACCAGTACAGCTACGCCTTTTGGTTTGCGTAACATATATAAGTAATCATCAGTACCACTAGAGTTCGCCTTGGATTTTATACCTCGGTCGCGGAATTGGATCCGCTTTAATATGCTATCCTGGATAGCCTGTCCTAGTTGTCTGGACTCTTTGACATGATGGAATGCTGATACCCAAGTTTCGAGCCCATAGCCTCCGCCTGCGTTTACATGGATGCTCACGCTGATATCTGCTGCTGGGGCTCTTTCCTGAGTCAGGTCTATAAAACGATCTGTCTCCCGGGTAAGTATCACAGTCTGTCCTGCAGCTCTGAGTAACCTAGCAGTTTCAAGAGCGATGGACAGAGTAATATCTTTTTCCTTTAGACCATTGCTGACTGCTCCAGGGTCTTTACCACCATGACCGGGGTCGATACAAATCCTCATTAATCTCACCTCCTAAATGGGTGGCTTATTATTCTCTTCCCCATCCTCAACGATCTGTTCCAGCTTCCTCTTGCTAAATCGTTTTAGCCAGGCGAATTCCTCGACACCAGCTTCAATAAAATTCTCACAAGTGCTTTCCAACTCTACAAAAAAGAAGATCCCGTAAATAATAGAGCTGGCTACATAGGCATACTCATAGGGGAACCTGGTGATCTGAGCGGCAAAGACACACATAATAAAATAAGCCGGGATCTTCACCTTCGCCCCGGCCAGTGCCTTATCTGATTGTATGTGCCCCTCTCGGACTGCTTTCCAGAAGCCTCCATGCTGTACCGACTCTGAAATGAGCCTGGATAACAAATCCATGGCTACAGCTGTCCATAGCGCATAAAACGCAGCTCCTGGTTCCCCCAGGAGATAACCGATTACAGCTAACCCAAAACTTACTAACCAAGCCAGTGGGTTAGCCAGCGCGTCTCCTATTTTCCCGATAGTGATTACCGCATAGGTCACCTCATCCCCTCCCTAAATTCAAATAGCCGCCCCTCGGACGGCGGTTTGCCCCTTTGACCTCCATCTAGTAAAATATTGTCAAAGGAGGTATGCACTATGAAGCGATTAGTATCTTTGATGTTGAGCATAGCCCTGTTGTTGACGATGGTTGGGCCGGTGATGGCGATTACGCCCGGCGCTATTATTACCGAAGTTCGGTTGATGGAGGCGGACGGCAAACATAGTAACGATTTAATAACCAGCGCCTTAATAGATTTGTCTCTTTTGGAAACCCAAGGAACTGTGACTGCGACTGTTTATGAGTCCGTCTATGAAAACCAAACCGTAAATAACTATACCGATATATTGCGGCAAACCCCTGCCGAAGCAGTTGTTAAGCTGACGCATTTTATCTTTGAGCTTACTAACCAATACCGCCTACAAGAAACCGACCTCATGATAACCGTTCCTCCCGATCGCCAAACAGTCCAAGCATATGTTTACGGCCAGTACAAAGACCAAGCTATGTATTCCATACTAACCGGTCTCCCTGACTGCTTAAACCATGAACCTTACTCTCGTCCACCATCTGGTGGAGGAAGTGGCGGAGGCAAAAGCTCAGATGATTCATCATGGATTGACCCATACTCACCGGAAAATATCGGCACAGACCCGATAACCTCATTTCAGGTGACTACCTTCGCTATAAACAAAAAAACTTATACTATTACATCTGCTCCTGGTGGCACTGAAAATGAGGAAGCTACCGCACCAACGATTCAGACTATGGACGTAGCACCCTATGTGAAAAATGATCGCACCTATGTCCCAGTACGTTATTTAGCCTACTCACTAGGAGTAGAAGAAAACGGCGTGACATGGGACGGCCAAACACGAAAAGTGGGCATTACTAAAGACGATACTGAAATCGCCTTAATCATCGGCAGTCCTGTGATGTTGGTGAATCAAAAACCCGTCCGTATGGATGTATCGCCTGAAATCACTAATGACCGCACTTTTCTGCCCGCACGATGGGTAGCGGAAGCACTCGGCGCAGAAGTAGAATGGGATGATACTAATAAACAGGCGATTATAAAACTACCGATAAAACAGCCGGGGAACTAAACCCCGGCTTCTTCCTCTGGTATCAATGCCAGTTCCGCCTCTAATTTCGCCTTTTTCCTTTCTAGTAAATCCCTTCTGTCCATGTGACGGGATTTTTGTTCAATTAGAGCTGTTATATTCCGGTCACAATTATCGACTTGCTTTGCTAATATATCTATTTGCCTGTCAAGCTCTTGTATCTCAATAAGTAATGCTTCCTTTTCGTCCATCTATCTCACCCCCTTGCTAACGTATTCCGGTAAGTAAATATCTGCAAAGTTTTTTCTGTAAGCGGACAAAGTCCAAGAAAAGTCCAGTTGTTCAATATTTGAAGATACAACAAAATATGTGTCCGCTATTTCACTAATCCACAGTTCAGCCCGTGCATGTGGTGTTAGTTGAATAACCCAACGAGCAACCGAATTTGGTTCAATACACTCCAAGAACATAGGTTCTATGTCGATGCGGCAGGTTCCGTTGGTTATCTCTCCGACACCTTCTACAATGTATTTATGATCCGGGCTTTCTCGGACTACTAAGGTTCTTGTCCCGTAATTTTCCGTAATTTCTACGTTACTTTTGCTCCCAGAATATATGGTACCCGACACCCACAAATCATTTTTTACAAAAGTTACCCCAGATGCGTCAAGGTCAATGTCGCTTCCCCGCAAGAGCAGCATTCTATCGCTTCCGGCATTGTTGCGAGCATGAATCCTTAAACCTGTCCCCGCGGCATCATCAAAAACAGATATTTGGCCCATCATGCTATCTAAAGCCGTGTTGTAAAACTGCATCATCCCGCCACCAGATGACCATATGTTGAGCGCCGTTTTCCCGTTTTCCTTGATTTCCAGAGGCTCAAAGCCTGCGCCTATGCGAACATAGCTTGTTGCACCTTTTTGTCCGCTTTGGAATGTTGTACCGTATATTTTACTAGCTTCAATTAGCCCATCAATAATCCTAATGCCATATTTTCTAACCGCGTCTTCTAACCAGCTACCCAACAATGCCCGTAATGCACCTTCAGCATCATAGACTTTATAACCATCCGATTCAGCCCGGAGGTAGCCTGGCAGTTGTTTCATGTCCTCTGACGTGTAGAACGGCACACCCGTCTTATGCCAGCCCGTGCGGATATTGACCTCTCGATAAACCTTGTCAATTCTTAATTCGTCCACCAGCGTGTTGATTGCATTAGCCCCGTTGCGGTCAGTGCCGATGTAGGCATAACTGCCAAACGCTGAGGGCAGTCCCGGATTCTCAATGTAGCAGGCTTCTTCATCGTTCACTACCAAAGATAATCTTTCGGGTTTCCATGCTAGGGAAATGCTGTCCCAGCCGGTTAGGGTGGATTTGTTTGGGCCGTAGACTAGGGTTATGTCAGCCCAAGCAGTAAGAATTTCTATGTTTACTTCCTGCAATTCAGGAGAGGCATGCACGTCCGTAGTGGTCAACACCGCCCTTGTTTTTAGTTGGACATTTTGCAAGCTCTCTAATTCATCAATGCCCGGAACTGCCTGTCCGTTCGTGCAAGGCAACCAATTAGTCCAAGTAGCACCGTTATCGGTACTTAGGGCAATCTCTATTAATACAGTTGTGCCTACGGGAGTGCTAGCCAACCAAGATATGCTTGAAGATACAGGTATTATATTTTGCGCAGCTATAACGACTGCTGGCGATATGCGGTATCCCGTTGTATGTCGTTCTGTAAAACTGTTCCATGTAGCCATTGGACACCCCTCCCTTCATAACACCTTTCAAAGTTGCGCTTCATTAGTCTACTGTGCGTCACTTCCAACTCCCAATAGCAATAGGAAATGCATAGATATAATTACCTCTGCTACCAAGTAAATGGAGTTTAATTGTCGCTTGTGTAGATGTGTACCCTGAATCAACATAATAAATATCTGGACTACCTAAAGCAGTGACAAAAATTGTCGGATCACTGATAAATGCCGCAGGATATGTCCATGTAACTGAATCTAACGCTTCTTCCAGTGCTCCAAATCCTCCTAAGGCATTCTTCCAGCAAATCATGGTTCCATCATCAAATTTAATATATCTTCCATTTGCATTACTTCCACTTTCCTTGACGTGTTTTGATGCAGCTTCAGCCAAATGCGCACTAAACTCATCATCAATCTTTTGAAAATTTGCGGGTAAGTCTGTCCCTATAGTTACTTTGTAGTCATCGGTCAAAGCTGGCTTGACAAGATTCAAGACTTTGCCTGTTAATGTACTCATAACAATACCTCCTTTATGCTAAATCGTTCCACGATGTCCCTGTGAAATCGTTCCACGTCCTTATCGTTGTATCGGCAAGCTGTAACCCTCCTTCCGCTTGCCAAACTTGGGTTAGTGTCCCTGTGGTAAAGTCTGTTTCGGTCTGGTTAAAGTCGTCGGGGTCACCCCGGTCCGTTATTTCCTCTACATATATCTTGCCGTCACCGCTTATACCAACCCTTAACCCTTCGGTATTGGTGGAATCAGGTAAGTCGATGATTACGCTGTTATTAGGCGAATTGGCAAGGTTTTTAGCCCTGAGATTGATTGTCCCGTTATTTACCGACATTCCTATTGTTGATACTTTAACGGGACTTTCCACCGCCTGCCCAAAACAACCCGTATCAAAATTCTCATCACCGATCGCCGCCACGCCCTTATGACTGTTCAAGCTCCCGTCAAAGTGCCACAATCCTACGCAGTCAGAGTCTACGCCCATGCCAACGGCGGATGCCCCTTCAATTTGACTAGGGTCGTAGCCGGGGGCGAAGGTGGTTTCGGGGCCGATTCTTACCACGCCAGCATCGAGCTGTCCTGTTTTAATGAAGTTGGCGTTTATGGCCCCGTCCATGGTCATGGCTATCTCGTATTCACGGTCAGGGTTATCCGCTCCTACGCAATTATCGCTGTAGCCCAGGCCGCCCATGTTCCAGCGCCAAATTTTAGTCGCCTGCTCCGGATCGGGGTGGTCCATAATTAATATTTCGTTGGTCTCATCGGGTGCCTGTCTAATCAGCACATGGCCGCCAATAGCGTCCTTTATCAACTGGGCGGACTGATCAGCGGACAAAGCCAAGTCTTGAGCCGCCCTTGCTATCGCCACGATGGAGGATACCGCTTTCATTTGCTGATTCTGTACGCCGCGCACAAGACCATGCTTCCCGGCTGCCTTGAGGTTGTGTGGGCCTCTGTAGCGCCATGTAGAGTGAGTTATGATGGATGCTACATCACCGCCGCCTAATACGCTGGTATCAGAGAGAGTCACGAAGTCCCCAGGTTGCAGAGCAGGATCGCCTATAAAATTACTGTTGAAAGGTACATAGACTGCCGTAGTTATCTGAGCCAGAAGATTGTCCAGCACAGTGTTAATCTGCGATTCTGACAGTCCAGTCATGAGCGGGTTTTCTTCCAGGACCATTGTCATCCCGTCAGTGCCCCGGGAATACTCAGCTTCTCCAACCTGCATACTGACTTTTGTTATCTGGATTGCGAAGTCTGAAACGTCGGAGTTGAACCGCTCGGCCTTGTTTATGGTCTTAACACTGGGCCTCGCCTTGATAGGAACGATTTCAAGCTCACCCGAACGGTTCATCCGGGCAAATGCGCCCATAATCTGACACGCCCACATTAGTAGGTCACGACATGTCTTGATCTTAGATGCATCTGGAGCAGCCAGTAGCACCCCGGCATTGGCAAAGGTGTCAATCTCAAAGACACTGGTGCCCAGGGTCACCCCAGCTAAATTACAAGCATGAACTACAAGATTGCGGGGACTGCTTGACCCTGGTTCCCCAACCGGTATGTCAAACAACAACATGCCATCCAGGGCAGTGAGATTGACATTGTTTGCCTTGCGCTGTATCTCTGTGACATAAAAGTATCCCAGAGGCACATATTCCCATAGGCTGCCAACGTTAATACCAAAATAGATATGTATCCGGGCACCGTCCAAGCTGTAGGGATTCTCAAGAGGCGTACTCAGGGACAGTCCCATTTCGGACGCATAGACGTTCCCTACTTCGATATCCTCTCCGGCGACACACTGCTCCGTTACGTACAGGCTGCCCTGGACGATATCATCATCAGTAATGTTTATGATTGTGTCATCCTTGAGCGTTATGGTGCCGGTGATTTTAATATCCCGCACGTTTTGGCCTATTGCCGTTTTATAAGCTGCGCTTGTTGGATACATTGTCCAGACCTCCTAATACTCAATCAGCGATACAGACAGTTCCCAGAGGCTTCTACTAGGGTCAGTTGCCTTATAGTGCTTTAGTTCCCCGGACCGGTCCCCACAGTACATATCACAGGTTTTATTAGTGTTGGTCGTGGGGTCAAAAAAGGTAACTTGAAATTTATCAGGTGCGAGTGCGTCCGTAATTGTCTTAATCTGCGTATGTTCCACCAGCCAGGTGACTCCTATCTTATAAACACCGGCCCGGATCCGGTCCCGGATTAGTTCCCCGGTTTCGGTGCGGGCGGTATTAGCACTGTCTATGTCTTGGAGGGTGACGCTATACTTGGTCGGCGCGGGCATGTCAGTACCGCCGATTGAAATTATTGCCATATCGTCCTACCTCCCGTTACTCTTAATGTTTCGCCTGTCCTGGCTGCGGTAGACATAGGCGTCCACCTGCTCATTACCCACGTAGACGTAAATATCACCGCCGCCTGCCCCCCCGATGGAGGCCGCTATTTTGGCGGCCAGGGTGTCCATCCAGCCGGTGTTCCGCTCTAACGGCAGGACGGCTTCGGCCCCGGCCTCGCCGACGCCGATAACGCTGGGTGTGTCAAATATACCACCTTGGGCATACCAATTAATGTCAAAGTCGGGAATCGGAATACTGATGTCGCCGATCTTTTTCGTTTTGGTGGTTACGGTAATGTGCGGCAACTTTGGCTTGGGAATGGTTATCTTCATATTTGCAAAGGCGTTCTTGATGTTGTCGATGATGTTCAGCACAGTTCGCTTTGCTGATTCAATCGGGCTGGTGATAGAATCCCGGATATTCGCCCAAACGCTCTGTGTGGTGTTCCGGATGTTGTTCCAGGCGTTTGTAACGATGTTTCTTATATTTGTGAGGGCGTTACCCATATTGGCTTGTATCCCACTCCAGGTCTGCCCCAGGGAAGTTTTGATACTATCCCAAGCAGTCCCGGTGCTGGCCTTAATGCTGGCCCAGACATCAGCAGTCCGTTTAGATATTTCTGCCCAGGTCTTTGTTAGCGCGTCGCGAGTATTATTGGCTTTAGTACTGATGGTGTTTTTTATGTTCTCCCAGGCTGCTGGGGCGTCTTTCTTGAGACTGTCCCAATTAGACTGTATGGTGTCCTTGATGCTCGCCCAGGTCTTTTTCGCTCCGGTACTGATCGTATTCCAGGACGTCTCAATTATAGTTTTAATATTGTTCCAGACTACAGGGGCATTGGTTTTGAGTGCTTCCCAACTGGTCTGTACGTTGGTCTTTATGCCGTCCCATATCTGGCCGGACTTGTCTTTGAATTTGCTCCACTTTTCACCTACCCAATCAGTGAAGCCGCCCCACTTTTCTTTTATCCCGTCCCATAGGTTCCCGGCCCAACCCTTGAAGCCGCCCCATTTATCCTTTATTCCCTGCCATAGCTGCCCTGCCCAGCTATTAGCTACCCAATCCTTAAAAACTTGCCATTTAACCTTTACCCCGTCCCAAAGGTTCCCAGCTCCCTGCTTGATCCATTCCCAGAAACCTTTGAGCGTTGGCTTCATCTGCTCAATTTCGCTGAGCATATCGCCCATGTCTAAGCCAGGGATGCCGCCACCTATGTCGCCAAGGTCAAACTCGTCGAGTATATCCTCGCCAGCTCCACCGCCCTCAGCCATATCTTTCTGCAATTGATGAATTTCATCGAACCCGGCCAAGCTCTTTTTAGCCGCCTTACCCGCTTTTTCAATGGCATCTGCTTGGTCCTCGCTTGCATCTGCCGCCTTTCCTGTGCTCTTGGCGAGACCATCCTGGACCTTACGAAAATCGCCGAAGCCAAGGGAAACAGTTTTCTGCAAAGATTCGTTATACTTGTTCCACAACGCCATCCCGCCGCTAACGGCAGCTGAAATAGCCAGTATCGCCCAGCCTATAGGCCCTAGTGCGGTATGTACTGCATATAGGGCCACCCTCAACCTCAGTAAGGCTCCTGTAAAGAGATTAGTTGTCGCCGGTGCCAAAGCCATCTGTAGACGGTAGGTTCCGATCGCAGCACTGACTGCAGTTAGCACTGGTACTTTCGTCATTAACTCGCCTTTTAGGGCCAACGTAGCTAAGCGCCAAGCTGTTGTAGCAGCCGCGGCCCCTTTGGTGATGGCAACGTAGGTTAGCAATGTGGTGCCGACAAACTTAATGGCTTGCCAGTTCTCCACTATGGCACCAGTAATCAGCTTAAACCCTTTAACAACTGTCCTGACTACCCCAGCGATTGACTGCCCCCAACGTTGCAGGGTCTCTTTGTTGGCCTCCAATGTGTTTGCCAAGTCAGTAAGAATGGGCAAAATAGTATCGTACACAGGCAGAAATGCTTGCCCAAAATTTAGGCGGATATTCTTAAGCGTCGAAATGAACATTAATTGTTTTGTTTGCACGGTGTCTGCAAGAGTATTGCCGTACTTTTGGTTCGCCTGTTCAAGAATGGCAAGTAAGCGAATTTGTTGCTGCTCTTGGAACGCCAGTTGCTGCCAGCTGCGTCCGCGGGCGAACTGTCGGAAGGCCTTGGTGCTTTCTAGCATAGCCACATTAACATTGATGCCCAAATCTTCAATCGCTTCCGTGTTGCCCAGCAAGCCGGAACGGATGCGTTCCATTACATCTGTCATAGTACGACCCGTGCGGGAAGCCACCACAGCGGATGCCTGCAGTAATTCCATGGTGTATCTGGTAACTTCCTGGGTGTCTCGCGCGAAAGAACTTATTAAGTTGCCGTATATAGCGCCGTATTGATATGCTTCTTCACGGGCCATGCCGTAGGCTTTGGCCTGCGTCTGCGCCCAATTCTCAAAAAAAGCGGCACTAGCGCCCATTATGCGCTGAATCTGCAGCATGGAGCCTTGCACATCCATCGCTGCTCGGATGCTATCCTTAATGAGCTCGCCGATGGCAAGGCCGCCAAGTATCGCCCCAATTCCCTTCAGCGTCTTACCGATGTTTTTCTGCCATTCTGACAGCTTGCGCTGGGACTTGTTCATTTCCTTATATAAAGCAGAAAAGTCCGCTCCCGATCGGTCAGCGAACCATGAGGTTCTTTACTACCGCCATGGTTCGGACCACCCCCTTTAAAACAGAGTAAGAGATTTCTTACTACTGCCTTTTTACTATCTCCCCGCCCAAGAGGGCGTTCAATGCCTTTGCCTTTTCCAGCATTTCCTCGTCGGTCATCCTACGCTTGGGCTTGTTCTCGCCCAGATACTTCTTTATGTCAACCTTTTTTGCCCACACCCACCGGCTGATCAGGTACGCCTGGTACATACTTTCTTTTTGCCGCTGTTCCTGGCGCTTAGCATAGCCTTTCACAACCGTACTGAGTTCAAATGGCGTAATATCCCAAAACTCGGTTATAGGCACACCAATAGAGGCGGCAAGCTCCATAGCACTAATGATGCTAAAGGGCTCGCCACCTTCTACTCGTTTTTTGCTTCTTCCTCTGGTGCATCGGCACCGAAGGCCGCAGCAAATGCCTCGCCCATCGCCTGCATCACAGCAGGGATGTTCGAATACTCGTCCACCAGATCCATTACCTTGTCCGGTGTCAGGTCTTTGTCCTCATGTTGCAAGCCCGCCCAGATCATTACAGCTGCGTCCTCCATAGTGAGATTGTCCATGTCAATCTGTGAGATCGGTTTCTTCAGTTTCTTCTCGATGAGATGCAGCGCCTTCATACCATAGCGGAAATTACGCATTTTATCTAGCTCAATAGGGTAATAACCCATAATCATCCCCCTCTTTATGAAAGAAAAGGCAGGATTGCTCCTGCCTTACTTATGAACCTGTTGCCGCTGTAAATGTAGGTTTCCCTGACACTTTGATTGTGCAGGAAAATCCTAATGGGTCTTCAAGATCCGCACTGGTACCAAAACCGGTCACAACGCCGGAAAAGCTCCAGCTAGACCCCTCTGGAAAGACAATCTCAAAAGCTCCCTCGTCACCGCTTTCAAATAGATCATACAGCTCCTTCTGTCCTTTGCCGGCAACAGAGTTAAGGTAACCCTCTAACGACACCTCGCCGGCATCCTTGAAACCGGCGATAAACTCCCTGTAACCACCGTCACTGTCTAAAGTAGTTACATCTATAGTGTCTGCAGATAGTTCTAAGCCTCCTATACTAGTCAGCCCCGCAACAGCAGTCCCGTCTACTGTTAACGTAGTCCCTAATGCTCTTTCTGCCATCGATTATTCCTCCTTAAAGTAAGTTTTGAAACTGATCACCTTGCGGTATAAATCCACCTGAGCCTCGTAAAGCTCAACACCTTCACCCTCAAAAACAATCTCGTCAATAAGAGGTCCGGTGCTTGCTAATTGCCGCCCCTCAAATCCCATCACTAACACCATAACCTGAGCGGCCAGACTCCTGACATCTGCCGCCCGGGCATGGATTACGTTAAGCTCAACTGTCACACCTTTACTCTTATGCCATCCCTCTAGGCTCTTGTCGTAGTCTCCCAGCGTAGTTGTGTAAATAAGATAAGGTGCTTCCGTACCCTCTGGAGCGCGCATCGGAAACACCTTATTGTTTAAGCTGGTTATGGTCATCAACTCGGCTCGCAATGCCGCCTCAAAGGTCATAGAATCACCTCAGCTTGTCAATCTGTTTTGCCAGCTCGTCAACAACTGTTCGCTCAATCGCCGCTTTATTGTCCACCAGTGCATCACGCAAATAATGGAACCCAGGGCTGTAGCCACCGTCGCGCGTGATAAAACCATACTCCATTGATGCCGGGTAATAGTACCGCTTGCCGTCTTTGGTCATCTTCACAAAGATGTCGTTTTTCTTCGGATCAATCGTAACCTGATACACTTTCTTGCCCCGCTTGCGTGTCTTTTCGGCCTTCAGAATTATGCCGTTTGCAAGTTCCCCAGTCTCCCAGGGCGCATTAGCCCGGGCCGCCTTAAGTGCAATTCTGGCACCCTTTCTTGCCGCTGGAGTCACACACTTCTGCGGGAGCTTGCCCAACTCACGAATAGTACGCTCCAGCTCCTTCATGCCTTCAATTTTGAAGTCAACCCGAGCCATCATTTCACCTTCTTGCAGTACATGAGTAACTCCCGGTTGAGATTCTTAACGTTGATGGCTGACAGGATTTCATAGGTTCCTTCTTCATCCTGTACTCGCATTTCATTCTTAACGCCTGGTACATAGTAGGTCCGGAACTTAACTTCAACCTTACTTTGGGCCTGCTCTGCTGCAAAAAACTCATTGCCCAACAGCGGCTCCTTGCTTGCCCAAAGGTTGGTTAGCCCTTCAACCGGCTTCCAATCGTTCATTGGCTCGCCTTCGGAGTCATAACCGGATTGTAAAGCGAGAATGGTTATTTTAGTCCGCATATCAGCTCTCATGGCGTCACCGCCTCAGTATATTCCCGCGATAAGGCAAGATGAACTTTTAGAGCATTGTAACTCTTCATGAATAGCTCCGCTTGTGCCGGTTCTTCGTAGCCGAAATGGGCTTTGCAGTATATGGTTATTGCTCGCAATATTAGCGGGTCATCTTCGTTTTTAGTGATACCGGAAAGTCTGAGGTCTGCTTTGGCGGCATCAATAAGGTCTTGAATTTCTTCATCAAGGGCCTCACCGCTTACCCTTAGCGCATCTTTAATTTTTTGCAGCATCATTATCACCGCTTTTCTTTTTGGCCCTTTTCTCTTCCGGCTCTTTTTTGGCGGTTTCTATTACCTGAACATAGGACTTATAACCTTTGATATATTTTTCCGGTACTTCGATTATCTCACCTGGCATAATATAACCCTTCCTCAAAGGACACCAAGCCTTTTTATGAACTCTGCATTTCACAGTATCACCTCCCAAAAGGGAGAGAGGGCCTTGGCCCTCTCTTTATACGTCAATCTTGGTGATAGCAGTCGGCTGAGCGACGTCGCAGTCAAAGATAGCCGTACCGCGGAAGTCAATAGCGTTGTTCAGGAAGCCGGATTCTGCGCTGCTCTCTACCCTGATGTCCTGGGACAGGTTGCCGACAACTTTGGTGTAGTCGCCGAAGAATACAACGCCCGGTGCAACGTTGTCGTCAATGAGCACAGGGTATCCCATAATCCTCCATGCGCCACCGTCCGCCAAGCTCTGGATAGCAATTAGATTGCCATTACCATCCACAATCTGCATTATCTGTTGATAGAAAGTAGCTTTGTTCATCAGGAACTTAGCCCCCGCGTCAAATGCAGAAGGCAACAAGGCTATACAGTTGCAGATATCGTCATAGCTGATATTTTCTGCGTACTGCACATAGTTCACACCTGCGTTCCAAACCTGAGCATTGGCGATGTTGCCGGTCACGTTGCCGCCGTTAATAATTTCGTTATCAATGGCAATGGCCAGGTCTTCGCCCAGCACCTTCGTGATCCAGCTCTCAAATGCATCAATGGCCATAGCCCTGATGGTCGCAGAGATGCGGATTACTTTTATGAACTCAAAACCACTCAACGTGACAGTTACCAAGGTGTCTTGAGCCGGTGTTACAGGGGCATTTTCCTCGTGGAAAGCAGCCGGATTACGTACACCCTGAACTGCAAACCTGAGGTTACCCGCCACCCGTAGTAACTGAATCTCGTTTAACATAGGGGCGATCTTCGTCATTTGATCGAAGATCATGTTGGCGGTTTGAGTGGGCACTGCAGCGGCAGCTGTAGGCGGCACCAGGGTGAAAGCCCTCTTCTCCGCTTCAGTTAAAGGTTGGCCAAGTAGGTTCTTCAAGAAAGCGCTCCGGTATTCGGGCGAATCTACACCCATGGGTTCCCCCTTCCTATCTTCCTTCGGAATGAAATCTGGAATTGGATTGCCTGCACCGTCGGTGATGTCTTTTATGATTTTATTACGCTTCTCTATTGTGTCGAGAAGCTCTTTTCTTTCGGCAATCAAATTCTTTGTCTCTTCTTCCAGGGCATCAATGTCAGCCCCATCCTTCTCCAGTTCAACCTTTATCTGCGCCAGTCTGGCTTCAATCTCTTGTAATCTCATAAGCTCCTACCTCCATATCAATTTTTAGTTTGAGTATCCTTTTTTTCCGCTCTAACGCCTCCCGTCTCTCACGTTCAATCTCTCCGTCAACGTAAGAACGAGCGGATATTTCTGTGTCGCCGTTTGCCGGTATGGAAACAGCGGATACGTCATACACCTTCTTAATCTTTGTGATGGTTCTGGTTCGTGTCTCGCGGTTGTACTTGTCCTCCGCAACTGTGAACGCCCAGGACATTTTTGTGATAAGCCCGTTTTTGATTTCTTCATAGAGTTCTTTTGCTGCTTGTGATTTTGAAAGATCGGCATAAATAAAGAGCCCTTCGTCATTAGGCTCTAAGCCTAACGTTCCATTTGATAGCCTTGCCAGCACCTTCCCTTGATGGTCATACTGCATTATCACGTCGGATAAATCCGCTTCATCAAGTGCATGACGGTCAATTTCCTCGTAATACTTCACGCCGTCCAACTCATATAACAAATATGGTTTATTGAAAGTAGTGGCAAATCCTTCTACATAATAATCGCTGTCAATTCTCTTCTCCGATGTCGGTATTTGCAGCGGCAGTATCACTGCCCTGTATTCCCTCTCCTTTAGTTTTAGTGGCATCATCTTCACCTCCTGTAATGCCTTGTGCCTCTGCTAGATTACTAACCTCTGCGTATTCCTTACGAATGTAATACTTGTCGCCGCCATCAACAGGGGCCATATTGAATATTTCCCTGCCCTGATTGTGGGTTATAAAGCCACGGTCAAATAGCTGCGTGACTATATCCAGTTTGCTTTTATTGCTGGCATATTGCAGTCGGTTTGCTGTGAAAATAATCTGATTGCCGAAAGCGATTTCCCGCTCCGTAAAGGTCATGTTCGACATAACAAGGCTGAGTTGAATCGCAAAAGGTTCAATCTTGCCTTCGTAGAAAGCGTTCCACTCGTCCTCATCAAAATTATTCTGGAGAATTTTTTCATTCACGCCAAAATAGTTGAACACGTTTGCCTTTATAAACTCCATCTGGGCCGAATCTACAATGAACGGCCGGCTGTGTATCTGTTTCACGTCTGCATATTTGTTGTCGAACATCAAGACACCGGAATTATTTTCTGCCGACAGGTTTTCTTCTGTGAACCTCTTGCGTTCTGCCGCTATATCTGCTGGCTTAAAAATATTGGCTAGTCTGGCCATGAAGCGGATATTAGCGGATTGCTTCACGCCCTCAATGATACCCTGATTCTGCGTATGAATTAGTTGCATTGTGGGGTATAGTGCTCTATTGTCCTCGCCAAAGAAGTCGTGCTTGTACTGAAACTGTGTCATTATACCTACTCGGCCAAACTCTATTGCCGCTTTTTGTCCGGTTGAAAAAGTATATCTCAACCAGGGTCCGCCTTGATACTCTACCACCTCACACATACTTGGCAGGATAGGGTAATAGCCCGTGATATAGTCACCGGTATCATCCATAATCGGTACGATGAAGGCGGTATTTTGCACACACAGAATGGTTGCCAGTCTATAGAGGAATTTCGTCGTGTCCATAAATGAATTTGGTTTAAACTGCAACCGTCTGCCAAGCTCTTTATATGCGTTGCCCCGAACCTCCGGCTTGAGCTTGCTGCACTGGGTTGCGATTGCATGTATTGCAGCCCGCGTAAGTTCCATCTCATACACGCCGCCATCATAGGTGGTAAATATCGGCGTATATCCCGAAAGCATCTTGAAGTATCCTCGGATCTCTTGCATCGAAGGTCGCTTGAAAATCTTCTCAAAAAGACCCATCTTTTCTTTCTCACCTGCCTTATATGATGTTGAGGTAGTCCTGCAGATTGTTGAATAGCACCGTATACGCAATTAAAAGAGAAACAGCGCCGTCTATGCGCTGCCTGCTGCTTTGTCCTTTAACAGGTCTTATATTGTCATTTTCATCTCTTTTTACTGATGTATTAGTTAAGCACCATTTTAGCACGGGATTATTGCCGTAGTTTATTTTTTTAGCCGCCAAGTCAGCTGCTAATTCCTTCATCGGCTGGCTCAGTGTCTTATAACCTTGCCTAACCTCTATCATGTTGAGGTTCAGGTCTTTCATTTCCTGCACCCAGTATTGCGAGTTCCAGGGATCGTAACCTATCCACAGCGGTATAATGCCGTACTGTTCGTACATACTCTTAAACCACACCGTTACGTCATGGTAATTTACTTTGTTCCCTTGACAAAGAGTAATCAGGCCTCTTTTTTCCCATTTATCGTAAGGGATTTTGTCCTCTTTGACCCGTTGCTCTAATAATTCTGCCGGCAAGAAATATTGCTGTATACAATATTTCATATCGCTCCCAGGCTTCATGATTAGAAGTGTTGCGCAACTCAAGTCAGTAGTGCTAGAGAGGTCAACCCCACCTACTGCATAGCAGTCCCTTAATTCTTCTATATCAAAGGTTTCCTCGTTGTTTATCTGGTCGAACGTCAACCAACTTCCAGCAACTGTATCGCGGACGTTAAAATCCTTTGTTAGTACCGTTGACAGGAAATTCGGATCGTTTTTGGCCCGCTCAACATTCGCGGCTAGCTCTGCAAAGTCTTTTATAACACCAAGGCCCGGGTTAGCCTTTTCCCACATGCGGAAGTCAGTCCACTCACTGCGGTCGTCAAGCTCGTATATAAACGCCAAAAAGCGGTCATCTTCAATAATGCCATCAAGAACTTTGCAAGCGTAATCGTATATATCATCAAAGATACACTCCCTGACAAAGCCAGCAGTAGTAATCATATCTAAAATGGGCTGCTCTCTGGCAGTCATGGATTGTTTCATAACATCGTAAAGGTTACGGTCTTTAATGGCATGTAGCTCGTCCATGATACAGTAATGCGTATTTAAGCCATCTAAGCTATTGCTGTCGCTGGCCAATGGCTCAAATTTTGAAAAAGTCACTGGGAAATAAAGGTCCGTCTTTCTTTTTCGCACATGCTTTGACAGTGTCGGCGATTGGGCAACCATATTATGCGCCTCGGTCCAGACAATCCTTGCCTGGTCTTTTTTTGTGGCGACGGAATAAACCTCCGCACCACCTTCGTCGTCCCCGATAAACATATAATTGCCAGTGGCCGCTTTCTCAGTTGATTTCCCATTCTTACGGCCAACCAACGTAAAAACTTCGCGGCATCTCCGGAGCCCGGTTTCTTTATGAACAAAACCATAAACGGCTTGAATTTTAGCCTTCTGAAAAAGTTCCAACCTCATAGGCTGGCCTATCCACTTGCCTTTGCTATGTCGGCAAAATGTTTCGATGAACTCAATCGGCCTTGTCGCTTTTTCAATATCAAAAACCCACGGGTCTCGTGGGTTGTTGAGTTCGTCAACAAGTTTTTGATATTGTTGTTTAAGCCGCCGACAAGCTACAATCTCCCCTGACTGGATTTTGTCCCAGTATTCAAGGATATAGTTTCTTTGACTCATTTTCTCGCCTTCTTCACAAAGGCCATGAGTTCATCTTCAGTTGATTTATTTTTATCATCTGGTAATAGGTCCATCAACTGTTTGCAGACGGTTGAATAGTTTTTAATCATGCTGTTATAAGTCTTTGCAGCTGGGTGTTCGCGAAGCATTTTCTGAGCTCCTTGCTCAAACAGCTCAACAGCACCATCAGTATTAAGTATTTCCTGTAGCTCAGCTAGAGTTGAAACCATGAATGCAGCCTGTTGTATAAGACTCTCAGCCAATTTCTTTTTATCTTCTGGTAACTCTTTGAATATCCTTTTAAGTTTGTTCAACTCTTTTTTTCTGATTTTATCTTTCTCAATTTTCTCCATGATTTCACCTCTTTTCTAACCCCCCCTCGTACGTGAAATCGTTCCGAGGTTTTCGGAGGTAGGGCACTCGGTATCGCTACAGCGATTCACGTATGTTTAATAGGGGGGATACCCCTGCAGGGTATCAAGTCCCCATCCTCGTTAAACATCACATCATCCCTTGTCGCACTATGCTTGCTTTGGTGCTCCCGCGTATGGCACTCATGGCATAGCAGCTCTAGGTTGTCCCAGCTCAGCGCGATTGCCGGATCGTTGATATTGTTTGGAGTCAGGTAGACCTTGTGGTGCACCTCATCCCCTGGCTTGCCGCACCGTTCGCACAGACCAAAAACTGATCTCTTATAAGCCTCCCTACATTTCTCCCACTGCTTACTGTTATAAAATTTAATTGCAAAGTCTTTTGCCATCCCGTCCCCCACCCCCACCGCATAAATCGGGATGTAGCGGCCCCACTTGTCCTAAAAAAAGCCCCGCTACTGCGAGGCTCAAATCTCAAATAAAAATAAACCGCGCGCTGGGCACACGGCTATGTATTTATACTATACCCTGTCAAGGGGTTTGTCAACCAAAAACTTTATTCGCCGATGGCTCTAAGGCTCGTGGTGTTTGTCGAAAACTTTTTTAGATTTATTGTTGACACTATGACGCCATGGTGCTATACTGTAATTAAGCAAGGGGCAGCACCCCACGAAAGGAGACTGCGAAATGAAAATGAAAGGTACGGAAAAGCAAATTGCCTGGGCAAGCGACATTAAGGAAGCCTGGAAATTGAGCCTTGAAGATGCTCACCGTTTCAGAGAAAAAGTCGGAGCGAAAGCTCCAATGCCGGAAGAAATTCGGGAATACATCGATGAACTGATGAATGAAACAGACGCAGCGAAGGTCATTGAAAAATATGGCCGAACCGGAACCAAAAAGAACAAAAAATACGACTGGGGATTGATTTGCAACACCCTGCCAGATGAGTTATCCGATCTGTACTTTGATTGGGTGAACGGATTGCTGGAAGAATAGGAGGCTTAAAGCCCTGCGCCCCGTTCAATCGGGGAGTGCGAAGGGGCACTGTGGAGGGGGTTTGTGACCCGCTTAAGGGAATTAATTAAAAGGAGGACGACAACATACAAAAACATTGGAATGAAACTTTCGACCTAAACGAGCATGGTGATTTCTTCGCTCACGCCGTGGAGTGCGAAGAAGGCGATCAGTATGTGCGTTACCACGGCACATACAGAAACGGCGAAGGCCAGGAATTTCCAGACGCTACTCTGGAAGTATTATTGAGTGAGCCTGTGCAACTGGATGCTGACGGGGATATTGTTATCCCATCGGCTTGGGAAAACTTTTGGGTATTGGGACACGAATTAGAATATGATTGTTATGACTTCGATATTGAAGATGCATTTGGGGTTTCGTATGTCTTTGTTTCCCCAGATTGGGAGAGATTTTTGTATTCGTTCACTGATGACTACGCAAAGTACCCACCTAGAATTGCTCCCCACCCCTCTCTGGAAAGGGCGGGACTATATTACTTCTTTGAAAAAGACGTAGCAGTATTAGTAACTCCTGCGGGGATTTACTCATATAGAGCAGCTTCAATGACTTTGCGAGGGCCTGCATATCGGCCCATAGCAAAGTACTTCGAGATATGGGGAGAATAGGATTACCCAAGGATAATCAGGTACTAGAATCCGCCCGCAGCCCCCATTTGTTGGAGGTTGCGAGGGAGGTTTCAGAAAAAGGAGGTTTGACCATGCCAGAGAATAAAAAGCGATCCACAGTCTACCTTCCCGAACCGCTCTATGAGCGGCTAAGGCGAGAGTCCTACGAAACCAAGGAGTCCCAGGCCGTGATAGTCGAGAAAGCTTTGCGAGAATATTTTCAAAGAAAAGATAAGCCGGGCGAATAACCCGGCTTTCTCACTCCATATACAAACTCGAAAACTGTCCCCGTTTCGGTTTCTTCTTTCGCTTCCTTCCCTTACTCCTGCTGCCTTTCTTGACCGTGCTTCCCTGACAGGCTACAGCTTTCGGCGGCGGCTCCCGTTCTTCCTTTGGCCACTCACATCCGTGACCAGCTGGGCAGCAGAATCCTTCCCCCGGTGTAAATATCATTGACCTTCCACACTTTTCGCATAGTCTCATCTTTGGTTTTATCCCTACGGCCTCTAGGTTCGCATCGGAGAAAAAGGCCACCAGCTATCCCTCCTCCCTAACTCTCATCCATTCTCCACATCCCGGGATTTCCCGGTATCGGCTTCCCGGAAAAAAACTTCCAGCCCTGCTGCTGCGGATAGTCAAGTTTGTTTAAGCTGATCAGCTTGTCCAGATCATACTTTTGCAAAATAATATATTTCGAACCCCAGTTAATACAGTATTCGGTGATTCCTTGCTCTTCTAGCCAGGCAGCTGGATCCGTCAGCGGTGGCATCATATACCCCTTCCTGATCAACTTCTCAGTGTGTTCCTGGATCAGCTTGTCGATGCAGATGTCATACTCCGCAGCCACAATATGTATCAACGTGCTATATGTCTGCATTGCGTCCAGGCTCTCTCGTATTACCTGGATCGGGTTGTTTTCGGCTACAGCCTGGGCGACTTCGCCCATCTCTTCAGCCACTTTACGCAGCTGCTGCGCCGGAGTCCAGCGCTGAGACTTCCAATCTATTTCAGGTAATGTAATGTTCATTGGTTATCTCCTCTCTGTATTGATTTCGGACACCACTTGGGCTTGGTTTCATACTCTTTCCCTGTCATAGGCCGGGCGTAACCCAAGGGCATCAAAGCCGTATAAATCATTCTGTCAGGGTGGGAACAAGCATAACGTATGTTATAGTTTTTTCGGTACTGTTCTATGTGTTCACACAAACAACAGGACATTTCAAAATTCCTTCCTTCATGGTTTCCTTAGTTTATTCTAAGCTCATAATTTCCTTGGAATGTGTATTAATTAAACTATATTGGATCGATATAGACGATGATTGCCTCTACCCATTCATAGCCATTAATCACACTTTCGGCTTTCTTTTGCAATTCTTCGTCCGTAAAGTTCGGATAGTCCTCATAATTGTCATCTATCCACTCGTCAACCAAAGTTTCAAAATCCTCATTGTATAAATACACCCTTTCATCGTCCAACCAATATTTGTCTACCTTCGCCCTGCCCCATTTAGCCATCCAATATGAGAAGCTGTCATCGCACACTACCTCTGTTGCCACCATCGGTAATATTGGGAGTTCGGGGTTATCTTTTATTAACTGTAATAAGGTGTTGATGTTTTCTTTATCTTTATTAATCTGTTTCATGGTTTCGCCTCCTTCGTACTTATAACACTCCCCGCCTTAGCTGGCAGGATTTCATTGGAATGTGTACCTAAACCAATGTCCCGCGCCTCTGAGCATACTCCATATATTGGAGTATCTTAGCCTTCTTCTCATTTTTGGCATGGATAGCACTGGCTATATCAATTACTCCATTTTCCTCCAGCAGTTCCATAACAGCTATGATATCAACGCATTCTTTGGCTATATCTTGAGCATTAGTCGTTGTTTTTTCGGGATGGCCATCGTCCAGCCCAAATCTTAATGCTTTGCATGCTGCCTGCTGTATTTCGGCAGCTTCCTCGCCCAAACACGTTAATAAGTGTTCAGTTTTATCCATTATTTTTCCTCACTTTCTGCTACACAGTAATAACAGACTACACCCTACTCTCCGGTACCCAATAGCCCATAACCGGCTATGTCCTGCCACGGATCCTCGCTTCCTTGCTTGCCGTTGGCCACCCGAAATAGCTTATCCACAACCCGGATAACTCCCAACATATCCCGGTATTGCTCAGGTCTAACACCGTCTGGATATAAAACCTTTAAGATGCTATCGCCCCGGTTAAAGGCATCGCCGTACTGCTTGTTCTTCTGATCTACCAATGCACCTATGGACTCACCCAGGGCTTCGTATTTACCTACTACTCGGTACGGAATAGGCTCCTCGTCCTCTGGCCCAAATCCCTGTTCCCTTTCCTGTTTGGCTAAATCCTCATAGGTCTCCTTGACCTCGTTTTCCAGCTGACTTACACTTGGTTCAGCAGGCTCCTGGCTGCCCTGAATGCCCTGAATCGGCTCCTGGTTCGCGGCCGCCGCCGGTTCGGGGCTCGGAATCTGCTCCATAGCTTTAGCACGGTTATAGACAGTGGTGCGATGTAGGCCGGTTTCCTGGGCGACGATCCCGCTGGCCTTGTACAACGATATTCCTCGTTCTGCCGCTACCTCTTGGGCTCTTGCCACGATGGCCTCAAAATCAATGTCTTTTTTAGGCATTTCTTTAACCTCCTCCTTTTTCTTCTGGAATCCCTTCTCCCGGAACTGCTGCGGGTCATCCCAGCCTTCCGGGTAAGCCTCCATGGTGCCGATTAGCACCTTGTTTCCATCCTCATCTATCCGGTACCGATAAACCGTATTATCAACGAACCCCTCCGGCGGCTCGGGTGCCGGTACCGGCGAGTGCTTTTTCGGATTGTCTGCTCCGGGCTCCAGGCAGACTACGTGAAAACCTTTTGGGGCCATCATGTCACCTCCTCGATGCAGATATAAATCCCGGGTATCTTGGCCCAAAATTTCTCAATGATTTCACTGGCCACTATTGCGTCATTGGGCCAGTAACCTAACTCCTCCATCACATCAAACAGCATCTTATTCAAGTTGTGAGTATCGGGCTTAGTGGTCTTGTATTCGCCATCATAGTGCCCCTCTGTGAGCGGGAAACACCACTTTACGATTGCTCTTACTGCTGTGGTATATGGTTTCTCTGGCACATGCCTGGCCAGATGCGCCTGTAATTTTGACCGGGCAGCTTTTAATTCTTCCGGATCGTAAAAAACAGGCTTACCACTCCGTCATGTCACTTGATGTTCCTGTGCTGTAATAGTCGGCGGTATCATCGGCATAAAAAATTCAGTTTTCATGACATGCCTCCATAACCTCAACAGTGAGGCCATTTTCCACTAAACAATCTACCGATTGAGCCAGTGAATTAACGGCACACTCTTTTACACCAGTTATCCACCAGGCACATCTTGATTCTTTACAAAAATCCTTTATTATTGGGCACCATCTATTATCCATTTATTTACATCTCCTTTCCGTTTCGCCCCTAAGTCACGGTATGGATAGGGGAGGGAGTCGTCGTGCGTGAGCTTACGCACGACTACCTACCCCCATCCGTGACGCACGTCAGTGCGGCGGAAAAATATATATAATATATGTGTTTTTCGCCGCCGCGGAAAAAAACATAATTTATGTTTTCTGCCGCCAGATTTTACACTGCGGAGAAAAACGTTTTTTCTGTTTTCTGCCGCCAAATTATTATTGTGGTAAATTTTGCGGCGGCGGAGAATTTCTGTTTTCTGCACTGTCATTTTCGTGTGACAATTCCATTATTAATGACGAACCCGCCATGCTCTCTTATCCTGTCTCTGACAGTTCTTTCCTTTATCCCCATGTAATTTGCTAAGTCTTGAACGGTTACTTGGTCTTCTGTCGTGCAAAAATTAAAAGCATTTTCCAGCGCTACATTCCGGTCTTTTTTCTTAGCTTCTTTTGGTTTCCGTTTTTCCATAGCCCGCTGCCAGGGTGGTTTATCCCCTTCAGCCTGCTGGTCCTGCAAAATACCATCTTTATCTACCTGGTGTGTAGGATAAGTAAACCACAGATCCACCGGCTTAAATTTCGGGAATTCACGTAGGGTGCCTTCAATTCTCCATGCTGTACGCTGCTGAACCCACTGGCGGGCTGCGTAAACGTCTTTGAGCATTTCCTGATACCTATCCTGACCCAGCAGCTTGTCACAGGCTGAGAGCATCTGTTTTTCGCTGCAGCGGTCGTCCTGACTCACTTCTTCAGTCCAATCCTTTACGTACTTTATCAGCCATGATTCACAGACTGCACAGACGGCCTTATTTTCTTCTTGTCTAAGCAGGTCGTCTGTCAGGTCTAATTCTATGAGGTCAAGTAACACGTCCGGATCCCGGGCAAACACGCCGGAACCACTGGCCCTATCCATGGAGCGCTTTTGTCCCTGGTAGCCCTTTGAGTGATGGTGACAGTAGATTACGGCCGCTCCCAGGTCGTGGCAGATCAGGTCAAACTGGTTGCAGAAGTGAGCCATCTGGTCAGCTGAGTTTTCATCGCCGGTGATGACTTTATAAATAGGGTCAATGATGATAGCTATGTAGTTCTTTTTAGCAGCCCTCCGGATTAATTTCGGTGCCAATTTATCCATGGGCACACTTTTACCCCGGAGGTTCCAAATGTCGATATTATCCAGATTCTTAGGCTGCCAGCCTAAAGACTGGTACACATCCCGGAATCTGTGCAGGCAGCTGGCCCGGTCCAGTTCCAGGTTGACATACATCACGCGGCCTTGAGCGCACTTCCATCCCAGCCATTCTTTGCCCTCAGCGATAGCGCAACAGAGTTCTATAAGTGCAAATGACTTGCCGGCTTTAGATGGCCCGGCCAGCAGCATTTTGTGGCCTTGTCTCAGTACTCCATCAATTAATGGAGGCGCTAGGTCAGGCAGGTTATCCCACACATTAGCCATAGATTCTGGCTCTGGCAGGTCGTCATTAACCGCCTCAATCCAATCCTTCCACTCCTGCCAGCTTTCTTTGCCAATATTAGTATCAACAAGGAATTGCTTGCGGCCATTACGCATTACCCCGGGCATCCTGGAAAGCCTGGAGGGATTCCGGTTCTGACTGTCTACTTTAAGGCCGTTTTTCTTGCAGACATCGTACAGGTAATCAACTCGTTTCCGGTACTCCTCGTAGTTGCTGGCCTCGATTTTCACTATGGCGTGAAGCGATTTTCCCCCGCTGTGCACCAGGCAGGCCACTGGTAATTCAAGCTCCCTAATGATGGCGTGCTGCTGGTCTATAGGCATGTCGTCGGATTCCACCAGTGCATAGCGGTAGTCGGTCACATTCTCGTTTTTGCAGCCTTTACCATCAAGAGGGTTAAACCGGATCCAGGCTCCTACTTCGGGCTTATAATCGCCCAGGACACTGCCAATATCACCATTACAGTTATTTAATTGCTGTATAAGTTCCCCGGCCGTACGATCCCAGCAGCCTTTAGTAGGCAGATACTTCCCATCTTTTTCCCATGATTCAGTGACATAACCCACATTTTCAGATGCTTCAAATAGGGTAGATAGGTATTTAATCAGGTGGGCCACCGGATCCCATTGTTCAGGCTCTATAACTTCCTGCCCCTCCAGCCAGTGCTTGTCCACCACTACCAGGTCATCCTTGCCGCCGATCATAGCATCCCATTCTAATTCATATCCTGGCCCAGAGTCTCTGCGTTCCGGTACCCATCCCTGGTCTTTAGCCAGGGCTACTAATGTGCCAGTTGTTACCGGATTGGGGGAGCCCTGAAAAGTCCCCCATTTCCGGAAACATTCTCCCGGGTGGTACCGGGCCGGATCACGTTTTGACCAGTTATCCCAGTCCGCAGCTGTGTAACCGGCATCCTTGAGAGCCATGCCCACGCTGAGCCATTCCTGATAATCCAAAAGGGAGGGGTCTATGTATTCAAGCAGTTCAAGTTCAGTCATTAAGCGGCCCTCCTATCCCCACAACTCCATAAACTCAACTTCTACCGGCTTATATTTACTTGGATTTATATCCCTTGGTACCCGCCAGCCGTTAGCCGCAATCCGATCTATAAGTTTCTTGGCTGTTTCAAACTGCCAGGTCCCTACATGCTGGAATCCTTTTGACTCCAGGAACCTAATCTGTTTAGGGGTGGTAAGACCTTCTATTCTGCGCATAGCTAACCGATCCAACAGTTTGGCAGCCTTTCCTGCTGTCTCGATTTCATCAGGATAAATACCCAGCTTTTCAAGTGTTTTGATTTGGCTTTCTGAAGGCGGGCCCATTTCCCAGCCAAAGGTCGGTACATAGTTGGCCAGATCCTCAGCCTGGATGCTCATTTCAAACTGCAGCGGATCCACTAACTTGCGTTTCCGGTTCCTCATTTCCCGGAGTTGCTTCGCCAGGGCTTCCTCCCGGGCAGCTACGACATCTTCTTTAGCTCGTTGTTCAGCTGCTTCAATGTCTACCGGGCAGCCGGCAGCTTCGATGTTTTCGGTCATTTTTTTAGCTACTTCCGGTGATTCGCAGATTAAATGTGCAGGGTGACATAACTCATGGCGTTCTGTATGCCAGAGGAAATCCAGCAGAAGCAGGTGGTCTTTACCCTCGAATAGTCGAGTTCCCCGGCCTACCATCTGACAGTATAGGCTGCGAATCTTGGTTGGCCTTAACACAACTATGCAGTCTACCGACGGACAGTCCCAGCCCTCAGTTAACAGCATAGAATTACACAGTACATCATATTTGCCGGCTTCAAAATCTGCCAGAATTTGAGCCCGATCCTGGCTGTCGCCATTTACCTCAGCGGCCCGGAACCCTTTCTGCTCCAGGATGTCCCGGAATTTCTGACTGGTTTTAATAAGTGGCAGGAATACTACTGTTTTTCGGTCCATGCAGTATTTAGCCATTTCGTCTGCAATTTGGTATAGATAAGGGTCTAAAGCGGTACCCAAATCACCGGATTTAAAGTCTCCCGCTTGAACTCCTACACCTGTCAGATCCAACTTAAGCGGTATAGTCTGGGCTTTAATCTTACACAGGTACCCTTCCTTGATAGCCCTGGGTAAGGTATATTCATAAGCCAACGATTCAAAATACTGCCCCAGATTACGCATATCGCCCCGGTCAGGGGTGGCTGTTACACCTAACACTTTGGCCTGGTCAAAATAATTTAATACTCGCTGGTAACTGTCTGCTAAGCAGTGGTGGGCTTCGTCCACGATGATAGTGTTAAAATAATCCACCGGAAAACGGGCCAGGCGTGTTTCTCGCATGAGAGATTGGACTGATCCAACTACAACCCGATACCAGCTATTCAGGCAGGAATCCTCAGCCTTTTCTACCGCACAGCCTAAGCCGGTAGCTTTAGCCATCTTATCAGCAGCCTGTTCAAGGAGTTCGCCCCGGTGAGCGAGTATTAAAACCCGCTCACCATCTCGGACGCAATCCTCAGTCAGCTTGCTGAAAATTATTGTTTTGCCGGTACCAGTCGGCAGCACCAGTAGGGTTTTTCTATTCCCTTTAGCCCATTCAGCCTGGACAGCCTGTTTTGCTTCTATCTGATATGGTCTTAAATCCATAACTAAAAGCTCCCCGGTGTAAACATTGTTTGTTGAGGCTGCTGGACTTCAGGTTCATAAAATCTCTTGATCTGGTTCATAGTTATTTCCTTACCTTCATCATTGATCCACTTACGGGTCCCAACCTGGCAGCGGCCTTTTGAACCTACCACTGTGTTCCAGTTCATTTTTAGGCGCTCACCTTTTTTACGTTGTCCAATGGCAGTAAAGAAAGCACAAAGCATTCCCTCGGTTTTGCTATGCAAGAAAAGGTTGTGTTTGATGATTGTGGTGCCTTCTTTACCTTCTACTTTTACATGGACTATTGCCTTGTTGCATGGCGGTAATTTTTCACTGCCAGGGTGGCGGCTGCGCTCAAAATCAACGATTTCAAAATTGTAATCGCCTTCAGGCAGCAGGACAAACTCTGGTCCATCATTCTCGATAGTGTCCTCCCATCCTAATTCCCGACCTATATCTTCAGCATTAATTTCAGTTCCGTAATCTTCCCAACCCATTTATTTACTCCTCCTATCTGTAATCATTTTGAATACCTGTTCCCAGGCACCAACCAAAACACCGTCAATAAAGCCAGGATCATATTTGTTTATGGGTGTATCAACCGGGTAATATCCCCGACTGGCCACTGCCTGCTGAATCTCAGCCACTGTCACATTATTGGCTCTCATCAAATCGGCCAGCTGCTTAGGTATCCCTGCCAGATCATCTGCGGTTTGATTGGGCTTATCCCAAGGATCCGGTTCATCTTCGGTTGAGTCAATAAAATTAAATTCCGGTACTGGATCGGCTTGTTGTTGCGGTTGCTGAGGAATGGGTTGCTGCTTTATTGGCTGCTGTTTTCCTCGGGTAATAATCAGTGGTCCAATTTCGTCATAATCTAGTGGGATCTCCGGTAACAGGTCATGCCTGTTTTTAGCGTCCCAGCATGGGTGGTGGGTGGTGTAGATTACCCGCTTGCCACCTCGGGCTTTATTGACACCTTTATCGGCTCCCTGACCATCTACATTAACTACATAAGTCTTATAGTTCGCAAATAGGAGCATATCAGCCCATTCTTTTACCAATGGAGCTACTTTTTTTTCCAGCTTCATTTCCCACCGGTCGTAAGCTCCTAATTCATCTGGCTGCTCAAATTTTCGCATTTGAGCATGGGCTACCAGGACAATATTAATTCCTAGTTCAATCAGATCTTCTAACAGGTTCAAGAGTCGCCCGAATTCTTCAGCTACATAAACATATCCCTTGCCATAACCAAAATCCTCAATGCCTTTTTTTTGGGCCTTAGCGCATACTTCATTTTTGCAAAGCTGTTCGGCCCAATCTGCGGTATCAATGACCAGGGTGTCACAGATATGGGGATTCTGTTTGACGTATTTAACTTCTTCCATAAGCATGGTCCAGCTGGTAGGCTTAGGCAGCCGGGCCACATCCATATGCTTAGTGCTGCCCTCAGTATCGATAAAAACCGCATTAGGAAACTTAGCTGCAAAGGATGATTTACCAATGCCCTCCGGGCCATAGATAACTATTTTTTGAGCTCCTACAATTACGCCTTTGTTTATCTGCAATTAGAATTCACCTGCCTTCCATGATGGAGTAGTCATTTCCGGTTCGACAGTCGAATTAGGTGTTTCTACCCCTTTGACATATCCGTCCTCAATAATAATGCTGCACTCATCGCCAGTGCTTACTCGGGTAGCAATCGCCTGGAGTCCTTCCTGCTCCAGCCAGGCTCCAAACTCATTAAGGGTTTCCAGGTCCATCTGCTCCAGCTTATCCATAAGGACAAAGCCGCATTTCGGATTCAGCCGGCGCACAATGGCCACAGCTACCTTGAGCTGGTCGCTGCTGCTCATGTTGTCCCACTTGAATCCGTTATAAGTCAGCTCACCATCCACAACGGAGAGACCCGGCAGGGGCAGATCGGCACCATTGAGCAGGTCAATTTTAGCTTGTCTGACTTTTTCTAGCTTAACGGTTAGGGCATTGTACTGGTTGATGTATTCCTGGGCATCCATTTCAGCCTTATCCTTATCCATGTTGGCCCGGACTTTGCGATTGATTTCCTCGATGTTGGCAATGTTGGCTTCAAGCTCAGCAGTGGATTCATCGTGGAGTTGTTCAACTGTTTTTCGTGCTATGGCTATGTCGGCATCCAGCTGATCACGCTGTGCCTTTAAGGAAATTAACCGCTTTTCTAAATCAGCAATTTGTTTTTGCACTTCGTTGTAATTGAATTCAAGGGTACGCAGGTTTTCGCGTTTTCGCTGGTTCTCGCCATTGCGGGCTAGAATGTCCTGCTGTTGTTTGATCAGGTCAGATGCAGATATAAGTTCTTTGGGTGCATCAGGGTAATAAGGCTGCTCAGCTGCAAACTTCTTTTTTTGGTCAGCTATTTGACCAATAGCATGCCGCTGATTGTAGATCTCCTTTTCCTGTTGTTCCAACTCGAATAGCTTGTCCCCCACACCGATAATTTGCAGCAATGTCTGAGCCTTTTCCTTGTTGCTGGCTTGCATAAATTTGGGCAGGTCTAGTGCCAGCTGCTCTACAAACTCATTGAGCAGTTGCTGACCGCCTTTACGGCCTTTCGGGTCGATTACTTTAAGGTCAGAGTTTTTTCCCTTGCGCTCGACTACTAGGCCATTTGACAAAACGACATGAAGGTAAGGCGGGATAACAGATCCTTCGCGCTGAGGTTCTGATGGACGGTACCGTTCGCCACCCAGAGCCCAACAAATAGCATCCAGAACACTGGTTTTGCCTTGATTATTCTTCCCGCCCACTATTGTCAGGCCGTTGGGAGTTGGCTCGATTTTGACAGCCTTAACGCGCTTTACGTTTTCGATCTCAAGTTTATTGATTTTAATCATTTTCAAACAGCCCTCCTTCTACCGGCCGCATAACATATTCAATTGTTAATGGTTGATTATTCTCCATTTATGAATCCTCCTTTACTGGTCGTAATTCACTCAATTTCACGGTTTTATACCCCATCCCCACTAACGGCCGTGGCTTCCCTCGGAAGGTGTTCCCGATCGGGAACGTTACTCGGGCCCGGTCGGTATAGATTTCCAGTATCTCCCCCAAGGAGTACCCGCCACCGGTGCGGGGCACCATCACTTTGTCGCCTGGTTTCATTTAATTACCCTCACTTCCACTTGCCGTCTGCCCCACTGCCAGCACTCGGCCTCGGTGGGCAGATAGACGTCGATTACATTCCCTTTGACTGCCCCCCCGGTATCGAGTGCCACCGCCGGACCGTAGCCTTCGATATAGAGCTTGGTACCCAGCGGAATCACTTGCGGATCCACAGCTACCGTCCCCACTGCGGGCCAAGTGCCTGATGCAGTCCGCTGTCCTGTCCATGTGTAGGCCGTAGCCTCCATGACCATCACCCGCTCGCTGCCCCGGGAGACTTCCTCGTCTATCATTCGGGATGCTTCCCGCTCGGTTTCAAGCTGCTGGATCTCCTGCTCCGTCAGTCCGTCATAAGCACCGGGTACAGGCTCGTAGGGGTCCATCGGCTCAGCTGGACGCATACCACTGTAAACTATCGCCAGGGCCAGAAGCAGTGCCATCATAAATCCTAAAAACCGCATAGCCACCTCACTATGTTGTAGCCCAGTACCAGCAATATGAATGTGATAACCAGAGCTGTAATGGCTTGACCGACTAAATCCACCTGGCGATTGATTTTTTGTATTTCGCGTACTTCCGGAGTGGTCACGTCTATGTAGGTCTTGGGCTCCTGCCGCTCAATCTGGCGGGGCCTGGTTGAGGGGTGAATGGGCTGCACTCGACTGTTAGTCACTTGCATTGGGCTGGCCTCCCTCCGTTGGACTCTTTTTCCATTCCTGTAGGGTAAAAATTTTGGGATGTCTCTGGTTCCGCCCAGGCTACCAGGCGGCCGGGGCTTATATCTCCCCAGCTGAACCCCCAGTCCCGGCGTTTCCGGGCTCGGGCCCGCATCTGCTTCCGCCAGGCGCGGTGGCGTTTCTTGGTTCTGCCCATCAGCTACGCCTCCTTCGCAGGGAATACGGAGATTAGCTTGGCGTGGCACATTGAGGGGTCTTTGAAAATTCGTCCCAGCAAAACAGTTTGATGGAATAAAAGCGCGGCCTCTGCCCGGGTATTAGCCGACATCCTCGTAGCTTTTATGCTTCTGCGCCCCCTGGCGAATTGGCGGTAGCGTACTTCGTAGGTCTTTCTCAAGGCTTGTCTCTCCTCTCTCAGTGGGGCTTGTTGCGGTGCCCCTATAAGGTGTGCTAAACTGTAGGTGATCAATCATTTTTCAGTCCGCTTCGAGCGGGCTTTTTCTTTTTGCTTACTACCTTGTGCCGGTGATCTCTACCCTCCTTCTTTTCCTGTTTGATTCTGGCTGCTTTGCTCATGCGATTTCACCTCCTTTCAGATCAAGATCTCAGCATTTATATAGCGACATTCCTTTCTAGGTCAGCCATTTGCTGATTCCAGTCCCGGATTTTTCTGATTTGCTCCTGTACATATTCATCCGTACTGTTTCCGCCAGTGGCTATGTACGAGCCAATACGCCATTCTGCATCACGAATTAAGTCCTCAAATGATTGCCTGTCCAAAATGATCCCTCCTCTACCTCACTGTCCGCAGGTATTTATCCTCATGATGCGCTGACTTTTGTTCTTGTGCTGCCATCCAGTTATCGAGTGCTTCCTCTCTAATCAGAATTTTAGTACCAGCTCGTGTATGTAGGATCTCGCCGGTTCGGAGTAATTCGCGTAGCTTGGTTTCCCCTAGAGTGTTCTGAAAGTAATCGCTCAGGGCAGTTTTAACTGTGTAAACTCTGCCTGGCATTAGATCGCCTCCCTGTTAGGTTGCGTTTCGCATCCTTTGTCGGCAAAAAAAATAGTCCAATCGAAGCCCAACGTTGCGGCGATCTTTTTCGCCATAGTCACAGAAGGATTTCTTGTACCCAATTCGATTTGAGCATAGTAAGACCGTGCTATCTTGGCTTCTTTTGCTATATCTTCTTGTGTTTTTGATCCACGGATATCTATCAACCATTGTCGTTTTTTCAACTTTCTCCCTCCCTTGCCTATCATAGTATGACGCGTTATGCAACCTGCTAAGTCCAGTATAAGAGTTGCACTTTGAGACTGTCAAGACCCAAAACATAAAATGTGACATTATTTTTAGTTGCTATCTGCAACACATTATATTATATTAATAGAAAGGAGTGGTGTAGGGTGTTGAGTGAGAAGTTAGTCGAGTTAAGATCCCGAAAAGGGCTAACGCAATACGATGTCGCTAATTTACTGAACATACCCAGGTCAACATATGCTCAGTATGAATTAGGCCGAAGGCAGCCTGACTATGAAACCTTAAGAAAGATAGCGGGTTTATTTAATTGTAGCTTTGACTATCTCTTAGGGCGCCCTACTACAGTAGAAGAAGAAGCTAGTGTATATACGGTTAATCAAGATGACCTTTTCAAAGTGCCTATCCTGGGTGTTATTCGCTGCGGCGCACCCATACCGGCCGAAGAAAGTATTGAAGGCTATATGTATGTAGATAAGTCTATTGCCAGAGTGAACAAAGATGAAAAGCTTTTTTATCTCCGGGTAACCGGTGATAGTATGGCTCCGAAATTCCAACCGGGTGATCTTGTGCTGATACGCCAGCAACCTATTGTGGATGACGGCGATATAGCAGTAGTGTTAATAGACAAACAGGATGCCACACTAAAAAAGGTTTTTCGGTCCAATGGAACCATATGGTTACACTCGTTAAATCCAGCGTATGAACCACTCAAATTTAATGCGGAAGACGTACACATTATAGGCAAGGCACTACTCCGCGTGGGCACTGTTTAGGAGGGATACAATGGCTACAATCGAGCACAAGGGCGGGAATAAATGGCTTTTGAAAGTCTCAGACGGCGTAGGAATAGACGGCAAACGCCGCAGGCCAACACGTATATTCGAGGGAACAGAAAAACAGGCCCTTAAGGCTGCTATTTTGTTTGAGGAAGAAGTTAAGTCTGGCAGATATATAGAGCTCAGTAATAAGTTTACGTTAAAGGAATTTACTGATTTATGGATAAAAGACTATGGTGAAAAACATTTAGCTCCTAAAACACTAGCTAGATATAAAAGTATGCTAGATTCGCGAATCCTTCCATTTATCGGGCATTACCGGATGGATAAGATCCGGCCGATCACAATTAACCGCTGGCTTAACGATCTTGCAGCCTCCCCCCGCTTAGATGGCAAAGAAGGCACCCTTTCCGATCAAACTATCAAGCATCATTTTCGATGCCTATCTGCAATTATGCAGGATGCTGTTGAATGGGATATAATACCCTCCAACCCTTGTGCCAGAGTAAAAGCCCCTCAGGTAAAAAGAAAGCAGGTTGATTGCTACGATGAAAAGGAAACTCAGGAATTATTAGAAGCATTAGAAAAAGAGTCTCTTAAGCACAAAACTTTGGTTTATTTAGCTATAGCCAGTGGAGCTCGAGAGGGAGAAATCATGGGATTAGAATGGCGACACATTGATTTTAATAACAACACAATCACAATAGAACAGAGTAGTCAGTATCTTGTCGGCAAAGGCATTTTCACTAAGACGCCCAAAAACGAATCAAGTATTCGTGTAATTTCTATGCCTAAGAATGTCATGGATCTACTAAAGGCTTATCGTGTAGAATGGGCGGCAGCCAAACTAGAAACCGGCGATCTCTGGCAGGGATCTGAAAGATTGTTTACAACCTGGGACGGGCGTCCAGGTTATCCCGGGTGGCCGGGTAAATGGTTTCATAAATTTATCCAACGCCATGAGCTGCGTTCTGTCCCCTTCCACTCTCTTCGCCATTTGAGCGCAACCCTGCTGATTAAAGAAGGAGTGCCACTCAAAAATGTCAGTAAGCGCCTGGGACATACTGTTCTGGGGACTACCGCGGATATATACACTCATGCTCTGGAATCGGTTGATAAACAAGCAGCTCGCAAAATTGGCAAAACACTTGATCTGCAACAGGCCAAAAAGAAGAAGCGGGCAAAGTAATTTAGTGACCACTTGGTGACCACTTTTTATAAAACTCTATGATAAATAATGTTAGAACATAACAATTAAGTCCCATAATATAGGGCTTTGCGACAGACTATAATAATGTGTGATAAGTATTTCCGCGCACTCCAAAACCGAGGGCTGGGGG